CTTATTTACAGCTTATACCTTCCGGGCGGCGTTACGATGCGCCTGGAGCCGTCGCAAATAATCCACCTAAAATGCTTCACTATTGACGGCATTAACGGACTAAGCCCGATTATTTACGCTAAGGAAACGATAGGCACGGCAATGGCTGCCAACAAGCACCTCGGCGGTTTCTACGGCAACGGTGCAATGCCCAAAGGTATCTTACAGCTAGACGGCAGCATCCGCGACGTGGAGCGCTTAAAGGAGCTGGGCAACCAGTTTGACCGCCGCTACTCAGGTAGCAACAGCGGTAAGACCGCCGTACTGACCGCTGGAGCCGAATACAAGCCGGTAAGTATTTCAATGCAGGAAGCGCAGTACATTGAAAGTATGCGCTTTTCGGTAGAGGAAATTTGCCGCATTTTTAAGGTGCCGCCTCACAAGGTAGGCCACTTGCAAGGCGCAACGTACAACGGCTCCATTGAAGCGCAGAACGCGCAATTTGTAAGCGACTGCATCCGTCCGCTGTGTGAGCAGATTGAACTGGAGTTTACCAATAAGCTGGTAACTGGACCGCTGGAGTTTGAGCTAGACCTCAAAGGTTTAATGCGCGGCGATATGCTAGCCCAGGTACAGCGCAACGTGAGTTACTGGAATATCGGCGCAATAAGCGCCAACGAAATACGAAAGAGCGAAGGGCTGGCACCTATTGAAGGTGGCGACGAATTTAACAAACCGGCGCATATGAGCGCCACAGGCGACGTACAAAATGGAACAATCAACAGAGAAGAGGGAAGTCCGGACCCTGCCGCTTAACGGCGGGGCACAGGAAGGCCTTATTTTTGGCTATGCGGCTAACTACCAGCCTTACGATATGGGCGCTTTTAACGAGCGCATAGAGCGCAGCGCGTTTGCTGAAATAGACCAGCACGACATCCACGCGCTTATGAACCATAACTACGACTACGTGCTGGCACGCCGCAATAAGGGAAAGGGCACCCTGGAGCTGCGCGCAGATGAGGAAGGACTATACTTTGAATTTAACGCACCGGATACGGCCACCGGAAAAGAAGCCCGCACGCTAGTAGAGCGCGGTGACTTAGACCAGGCCAGCTGGGCGTTTACTGTTGCCGAGGAACGCTGGGAGAATGTAAAGGGAGAAAAGCCAACGCGAGTAATTACGAAGGTGGCCGAAATTTACGATATTTCCCTCACGCCCCGCGGCGCAAACCCCTCTACCGCCGTGGCGATGCGAAGCCTGGAGAGTGCCCGCGCGGCTGAGGTTGAAACCGAAACAATTAATTTAACCCCCATACAAATGGAAACTAAAAACGAAGGCGCCGAGAATCCAGGCGCTGGAGTGGACGCCTCGGCTTTTGCTGGTGGTTTCTCCGCTTCACAAGTAAAAGACCTCCGCAAATTCAATATTGTGAAGGCAATTCGCGAAGCTCGCAACGGCAAGCTGACCGGTATTGAGGCTGAAATGAACCAGGAAGGAATTGCAGAGCGCAACAAGCTGGGCGTTGAAAGCCGCGGCGAAGGGCAGCCCGCTGTTCATATGCCTGAGTTTTTGAACCGCGAACTGCGTACTAACACCGTAACCGGTGGAACTGGTGGCAACTTGGGCGGCGACTTGGTGTACACTGACCCAGGCCGTTACGTTGACTTTTTGTACCCCAACACCCCAATGCTTTCCTTGTGTTCAGTAGCTGAGGGTTTGACCGGAAACGTACAGTTTCCCGTACAGGATTCTGACTACACTTTGAACTGGAACACGGAAACCGGTGCAGCTTCTGCTCAGGACTTGACGTTCAGCACTATTACTATGACGCCTAAGCGCTCCGTAATTGCTGCCGCTGTATCTAACCAGCTTTTGGCTCAGGAATACAGCCAGGGCATCCAAGCTCGTATGATTAACCAACTGAACCAAAGCTTTAACAAAGGTTTGGAACAGGCTGTATTGGTTGGTACTGGCTCTTCAAACCAGCCTACCGGTATCTACACAGCTTTGAACGGTACCGCTCAGGACTTGGCTTTGGGTGCTATTTCTTACGATGACTTGGTAGATATGGAGGCTTTGTTGGCCGCTAACAACGCTTTGGGCGGACGCCTGGGTTACGTTACGCACCCCAACGTAGTGGCCAAATTGAAAAAGACCAAAGTAGACTCTGGTAGCGGCCGCTTCCTTGTTGAGGGAATGTTGGATCCCGTGCAAACTGCAAACGGTTACAATATCTACTCTACGACTTTGAGCAAAAAGACAGCCGGAAGCCCTGACACTTACGGCATCCTTTTTGGTAATTTTGAAGATGTACAAATTGGATTTTGGGGCGGTGCAACTTTGTTGATTGACCCCTACACTGAGATGCTTTCTTCAACTGTACGTATCTACGTGGAGCGCTTTATGGACATCGCAATTTTGCGTCAAAAGTCCTTTGTAATCGCTGACGACGTTACGATTTAATGACTACCGTAGACTTCACCCCCGCAGCTATTAACCTCACCGAGGTAAAAGCTTTTTGCAGAGTAGACGGAAGCGCAGACGACAGTTTGCTGACCTTCCTTTACAACGCGGCTTGCGACGAAGCACTGAGCTTTGCGCAGGTGGTGGTTGGGGTCGCAACCGTTACCGTGGTAACCAACTGGGAAGATACTTTGTATCTTCCCTTTTGGCCCATTGGTGCGGTAACTTACGTGAAGGTGGACGGCGTAGCCGATACCGAATACACACTATTAAACGGCAAGCTGACCCCCTCCATTGAGGGCGATAAGCTGGAGGTAGTTTACGCGGCTGGTTGGAATACCAGCACGCCCAAAGACGTAATGCACGCTATTTACCAGCGCGTGAAATACGGCTTTGATTATGGGGATGACTTGCCCCAACCTACCCCCCGCTTTTTTGACCGCGTGCTGTACCGATACAAAAACACGTTTTGACCTTAGACCGCCGCATAACCCTCTACGCCCCAACGGTTACCACAAACCAAAGCGGGCAAGTCCTGCGCAGCTTTGCCAGCGCTGGGGCTTGTTATGCTATGCTAGTAGTAAACGAGGGAGCCGGTACGGAGGCTTTTGTGAGCGACCAAATGCAAAGCAGCGCCGTGGTACTGTGGCGCGTGCGCTACCGCACCGACGTGCTCGGAAGCTGGGAGCTGGAATTTAACAGCCAGCGCTACGAGGTAATTAGCGCGCTGCCGGAAGGCCGCAAGCGCTACACTCTAATTAAAACAAGGCTCAAAGACAATGCCTAAACAAAAGGGAATTGTAGGCCTTGATGAGCTGCGCAAAAAGCTCCAGAATGCACCGGAAAAACTCCGCTTGCAGGAATTGTACGGTGCCCTACGCCAGGAAGCCACACCGCTGCGAAATTCAGCGCGTGCTGCCGCTTACGAGGACGTAAACAAGCCAGGCACTAACGAGCTATTTAAGGCTATTAAAATTACCCGCGCAAGGGTGAAGGCGTGGCGCGATGAAATAGGCGTTTGGATAGGGCCTACGCGCGTGCGTAAGGCTAAGGGCGACGCGCAGAGCTACCCCTTTATGCAACTGTACGGCCGCCGTGCAAACGGAACAAATAAGGGCTACCCTGCTAAGGACTTTATGAGCAAAGCCTGGGAGGCGCTGGGCGCTTCAACGCGTGCCCGTATTGATCGCGTGGGAAAAAGCAAATGGCAACAACAACTTAGACGAGCCCTCCAGTGAACTACCTTAAAGTTATACGCGACGCTTTGACCGCTGCCCAGGCGCTACCGGTTTACGCTATGGCTTCCCCCCAGGGCACCACAGCGGACCATATAGTGCTGCAAATGGACAGCATAGAGGTAACCGAAACAAAAGACGGCTACCGGATGCAGAACGTAAACGCAGAGCTGTACATTTACCAGGCTAGTGCTGACAACGCGCAGACCACGCTGCAAACCATACGCACGTACCTTGCCGCCAACGGAAATGCTGCGTACCTTTCCGCTTGGATGACCAACGCCCAAACCCTTTACAATCAAGACGCTGAAAACGTCCTATTGATAGCTGACTTCACTTTTACAATTAAAACTACCTACTAATGGCAACAAATTCCGGTACTGAGTTTCGGCTGCTTTTGAGCACCGACGGCACCACTTACAAAGGACTGGCAAACGAAACCGAATGTTCGTTTGATATTACCAGCGATACCCGCGAAACCACTAGCAAAGATGCGGCTGTATGGCGCACCTACGTGCCTAGCGCTAAGGCTTGGACTGCATCCGGTACGGCTATCTTTGGCGACGATGACGCTGCTAAGTGGAACCCGGACGATTTGTACGACTTGGTTGGTACCACTGTGTACGTTAAGCTCACCCCTTGCACAGCTGGAGGCGTTACCCCAATCGTTGGCGAATCTAACCTTACAGGAACGGCTGTATTTACTTCTTTTTCCAGCTCACAGCCGGACAAAGACAACGGTACATTTACTTTTCAATTACAGGGCACCGCTGCTTTGGTAAAAGGAACAAACGCGTAAAAAATGGAAAAGGGGCAAAAATTCGCGTTGGGGGCAGCGTTACTATTTGAAGAGCTAACTGGCAAGCGAATGGCCGAGGTTGGTGATGGTTTAGGATTAAGGGACACCATAGTGTTGATTTATTGTCAGCGCTATTGGAACACTAAAGAAAAGCCAACGCTTGACCAGTTTATTGAAGAATTGAGCGCTAACTCTGTAGAGGCCCTCCCGGCGCTTTTAAACGCCCCTTTTTCCCCGAAGGAGGTCCAGTAACATTACTGGGCCTCCTAATCGGGAGAATAGGGCTAAGCAAAGCCGACGCGCTCAGTTTGACGGGCGCGGAGATTGAAGCGACGCTAACGGCATACTACGCAGGGCAAAAAGACGCCTGGAGCCGCACCAGGTGGCTGGCCACAATAGTGGCTAACTTTAGCGGTAATGCAAAGAAGGGCGGCCTCCAGCCTACCGACTTACTTAGATTTGATGACGAACACCGAAGCTCAGGAATTGAGAAACTATTTAAGATAGCAAAAAATGGCTGATTCAATTATTTCGCGTTTACTGCTAACCTTAGATACAAAGGAGTTCCGCAACGGCATCCGGCAAGCTGACCGCGAGCTTAAGGACTGGAGTAAAGGCATAGGTAAGATAGGCGATATGCTAGGGGCGGCTTTTGCCGTCGGAGTTATTGCGGACTTTACAATGGAAGCGGTAAAGCTCGGCGACGAGCTGACAGCTGCACAGCAAGGTTTCCAGCGCTTTGGCGAGGCCGCCGATATGGAAAAGCTGCGCGCATCTACCGGCGGTATGGTTTCCGACCTAAAGCTAATGCAGCAAGCGATCCAGGCGGGAAACTTTGGCATACCTATTGAAGAGCTAGGCAACTTATTTGCATTCGCGCAGCAACGAGCTAAGGAAACAGGGCAGGAGGTTGACTACTTAACGCAGTCCATTGTAACAGGTATTGGCCGTAAAAGCCCTCTAATCCTTGACAACTTAGGTATTTCGGCTGTACAGCTTCGCGAAAAACTTGGCGGCGTAAGCGCTGAGGCTGCAACTATTGCCGAGGTAACCAAAGCGGTAGGCGAAATTGCAAGCGAAGAGCTGGGTAAAATGGGCGGCACTATTGACGACGCCACCACAAAAAGTAAACAGTTTACTGCCAACTGGGAAAACTTTAAGGCAAACGTAGGGCAAACCCTTAGCCCTATTGCTAATGGATTTTTGACGCTAGCTAACGCAATAATGACCGGCGGCGCGGCAATGAATTACACAGCTGAGGCTGCTAAACTTGCAAACGGCACCTACGGAATGTATGGCCAGGTGCTGGGAAAAGTAAAGGATGACACCGCAGAAGCTGTAAGGGAAACGCTTAATTTAGGCAGTGCTATGCGCGGCGTTTGGGAAACCTTTAACGTAGGCGGCTCAGCACAAAAAAGCGTTACCACTTTAGGCGGCTTAAAGGAAAAGCTGACCGAACTGCAAAAAGAATTTCAAGAAGTAGACGTAACCACTGCCCGCTTCAAAGAGCTACGGCTGGAAATTGAGCGGCTAGAAACGAGAATAAGCAGCCTAACCAATCCGCAAAAAGCGCTACCTAAAAGCGAAACTATAGAGCTGGCCAGCAAAGGACTGCACGAGGTGGGCAACGCCGTGGCCGGTATGCAAATTCAAGTACAAAAGGCTATACCTTCAATTAATGACTTGAATACCGCATACATTGATATTAACCGGCAACAGGCTATTTTTAACGAGCTGGGCGGTACTATGGGGCGCATCCTTAGCGAAAGCTTTAACGCGGCGCTAGTAAACGGTGAAAGCTTCTTTAAGACCTTTATTAATGGCCTTAAACAAATGGTTGCGCAAATTCTGGCAACGGCTGCCGCTGCCGCTGCGCTAGCCGTCGCGCTTATGGCTTTGGGAATACCAGGCGTCAAGGGTCTAAACTTTGGCCAAACCTTTAGCGGCCTTTACAAAGCTATGGGCGGTATGGGTGGCCAGTTTTTAGATATGGGCAGCTCCGTGCCTACTATGGTGGGAGCTGGTGCCGGAATGATAGGCGGCGCTGGCTTAGGCGGTGGGCGCACTGTGCTACGTGGAAACGATATATTTGTAAGCAATTCGCGCACAAACTTTGATATTTCCCGAATAGGTGGCTGATTTACTTACACACTACGCCGAAACGGCAGAGCACTATTTTGAAATATGGTGTATTAATCCGCCATTTTCACCTAGCCCCAGCTTTGAGCCGGAAGAGTTTACAGTGGTTGACTGGGCAATTCGGTACGAAGGGCTAGACAAATTCCAGCCCGGCATAGTACCCTCACAGCTAGACCTCCAGGTGTTGGATGGGCCTAGCCCATTTATTGCGCTGCTCACCATAAACTACGACAGCGCTAGCGTTTATTATTGCAAGGTATATACCAAAGGAAAGAACTGCCTAGGAAGCAAAATAAAGGCGCTAGGTGAGCCCGACTATACAAATAAGTACAATGCCTTTGCCGCACGCGTAAGCGCAGACGGAGGCACTATGGAGCCCGGAATGGGCCCTTCGCTGAACTGGGCGGGAGTATTTATTGGCGACCTCGGCGCGCGTGAGGTAGTCAACGGCGTGCGCGTTACTACGCTAGCAGCTGCCGACGGCTTTGGCGCCTTAGACCAGGTGAGCAATGGCTACGTTTGGAATAACACTATTTTGCCTTTTACTGACCAGATAGCTGGGCAGCTGGGCAGCGCTGGGCTGTGGAACTTGTTTAGCGGCTTTTATATTTCCGAAAACATAACCCACAAAAGCGCTCCGACTGACCGCAATATATTGCACTACTCAGGTACCACGCAGTACCACTATTTGTACAATCAAAATACCTTTGAGTGGCGCACTACGCGGGAATGGCTAGACAGCATATTGGTGGCCTTTGGTATGCAGCTGTACCAAAAGGACGGGTTTCTTTGGTTCCGCGCTTTGTGGATTGAAAACCCAGCTTATTGGGATTTATACAACCGCAACGGCGTTTACCAGTCGCGCACCACAACGCAGCCAACGCTCACCCTGGACAAAGTAATAGCAGACGGTTTGCTGACCTTTAAGCCCGCCGCTAAGTATTACAGCGTAACGGACTTAAACAGTGTAATTGTGGACGGCTACGAAGCTGGAGGCAGTGGCGACCTTTTCAAGGCAGCCGGCAGCTACATTTTTGCAGCTACCTACCTGAGCGACGGAAGCAACCACCTAGATTATGACCTGACCAAACGGCTAGTGTTCGGCTTGCCAGCTGGCTATACGGGAAATATAGATTTTGAGCTGCGTTATTACGTGGAATTTCAAACGCCTTTTGGCTCTTATTATTGGAACGGCTCAAACGCCTGGCTTACTTCCGTTTCTTACAAGTCCTGGACTTACAATAACTACACAGTACAAAACCTCAGCGGCGTACCGGTACAGGCAGCTTACGATTTCCCTGACAATAACGTGCACCTACCCGCTACGCCTATTCCTTTGGGGCTGGGGCTTATTTACCACCGCTTTGACTTTAGACAAACGGGCGGCAGTACCTTACCTACTAACCCGTTTGGTGGCCCTCAGCCACTAGAGGCATTAAAGTGGAGCTACACCTACGACGGCACAACTGGAGCGGCTGGCCTTACCTACGAAATAGATAACAGCAAAAGCCTCCAGGGCTTTAACCAGAACGTGCAGACGTACCACGGCGACAGTTACGCCTCTTTGCTTTTGGCTCCAGGCATACGCATCTTTACAAATACCGGGCGCACTACTTACGTGCAATCTTTGGGCAAATGGAGCAGTGAAGAGCTGCCGCTAAACTATTTAATGGCGTACTACCTAATGCAAAAGCAAACGCGCCCGCTGGAGTATTACGAGGTGAGCCTGAACGATCCGACCCAATACTTTCACCGCTTTTTTTGGGGCAGTAAATACTACCGCCCTATTAATTTAACCTACACCCACGACGGCGCTAACATTACGCTTTTGGAAATGCATACCGGCACCCCGCAAAGTGCTGGCCGTCAGTCGCAAAGTATTTAATAAATTTACACAATGAGGCCAGACCTTTTCCTTACCATTATTGCAAGCGGACGCTCCATAGCGTACAACCAAACCGACGCCTACCAGGCGCGGGTAATTGCAGACGGTGGAACCTTTGAGGCTTACCAGTGTGTGGCTAACGAACTAGTAAAACTGAACCAATGAGCTTTTACGATGATGCTAGCCTGGTAGTAATACCCAGCGCGCAAAAGACCTCCAAACTGTATGCCGTTAAACCTACCGACGGAAGCGGTGACCTGACCTTCACCCGCACAGGTGATACGGCTACCCGTGTAAATTCTGCGGGGATTATTGAGAAGGTGCGGACTAATATAAATACATACAGCGAGCAGTTAGATAATGCAGCTTGGACTAAACAATCCACAACGGTAACCGCAAACGCTACCACAGCACCTAACAACACATTAACTGCTGATAAGTTAATTGCAACAGCCACCACGGCGTTTCACGGTATATTTAATGTCAACGCAACTTTAAGTAGTCTTCACACATTTAGTTTTTATGCTAAAAAAGCAGAGTATAATTTTGTTACTGCTCTCTTCCAATTTAGCGGAAGATTTCTTGCCTCTTTTAATTTAGATACTGGAGTAGTATCAAGTGGAAGCGGAGCGAGTATTCAATCAGTAGGCAATGGTTGGTATCGTTGTGCGATTTCGTTTGATGGTGCAGCAAGTGCTGTTGTTGCTACTTTAGCCCCAAGCCCTTCTAGTGCTTCAGTTAACTATTTAGGCGATGGAACAAGCGGTATATTCGTTTGGGGAGTACAGCTTGAAACGGGCGACGTAGCAACAGCCTACATCCCCACCACAACCGCAGCGGTAAGTGTTGGCCCAGTTGCTAACGTACCCCGTCTGGACTACCTTGGTAGTTCCTGCCCACGTTTAAATTTGGAACCGCAGCGGACGAACTGGGTTCCTTATTCAGAGCGTCTTGAACTCGGATATGCCTTTTCGTATGTTGATGGTTTGACCATCACGCAAAACACCACCGAAACG